TATACCAACGAATACTTGTTTACCTACATTACCACCTCTACCACCTCTTAGTTTGATATCCTGTACATCAGTATTACCATTACTATAGAAGTTTTGATTGACTGTTATATCATCAAATGCTGCAGTGGAAGGTAACTGTGCAGTAGCACTAGAAACTGAAGTAGTATCAAACTCATCAATAGTAGATACTTCCTCACCTGTTAGTGCATCAATTTTCTTTCTACCAACATAGAACTCACCCTTATCATTCATAGCAGTGTAAACTACTAATCCACCTCTAGTCTGAGTTGCCTGTGCTAGTAATTGTTCTTTGTCATCCAAGATTCTATCTTGGACTTGAGGCATTGCAGTTGAATAGTTACCTGGACCAAAACCAACATATTCAAATGTGTGTCCTGACGCACGTATCAATGAGTTTCTTCTACCCTCAACTGGTAATGCCTTAATCTTTATTGCCGCCGCATTTCTAGGATGAGAAGTAGCATTAGTTCCTAATGCACCCCTAAGAACTGTAGTTTTATTCTTATTAGTAATTCTTACAATCTCATCTTCAATTTGAAGATAATCACCTCTTCTCAACATTGAGAGGTCTGCTAAATTGATAGATGTAGAAGTACTTGTAAGATCGTTATTCAGTGTTGTAGTAGTACCACCGTATATTGGTATAGTCTGATTATATCCTCTACCAGATATACCTCCACCATGTGCTATACCACCACTACTGTAAGTAGGCTGGGAAGCAGTCTTACCAATATTGACTTTTAGAGAAGATCCATAACCCACTCTATCAGTTACATAATGAGTACCCTGATAAACTGAAGGACCACCAGATATTACTATCTGATCACCTTTTCTCAATCCAACGTCTGAAGCAAGAGTAACTGTAGCAATACCACTTATCCTATCATGTAGAATATTATTGATAGCAGTAGCAATACCAACGTGGTATACAAAACCACCTGCACCTGCAGTGTTACTTACTGTACCAGTATAAGCAATTCTCTTTGCATTCTCAATATTGGTTAGTCTATAAAGACCATTATAACCTTCACTACTTACTCCAATAACCTGGACCACTTGACCCTGGGCATTATCAATAGTACTTACCGTAACAGTAGCATCTGTAGTACTACCAGAAGGTCTAAATGGAACACCCTTTATAACAAGAGTATCTCCAACTTCGTATCCAGAACCAGGATGGTTCAAGTCTACTGAAGTAATAGTACCATTAGCAGCAACAGTAATATCTGCAGTTGCACCTGTACCATTACCACCTGTCAATCTTGCACTATAATAGAATTCAGCATCACCACTACTTGTTCCATATCCAACACCATTTGATGCTATAGTGATACCTGATAGACCATTGAAACCATGCTCATGAGACATATCAAGAGTCAGTGTTCCACTAGATTCAGATGCTGCAGTTACACCTGTACCAATATTACTTTTCTCTACGAATGAATTTATTGTTTCCTTAGTAATACTATTCTTTGGATCATTAGTTGCTACAATACCAATCTTATCCCTTCTGGCATAAGTCTTAGCAGCAATAGGATCATCATTTCTATTATCTGGATCTTGCTTAGGACGTAAAGAGTTTATATCCTGTGCAAAGTAGTTAGATGTAGTAGAGAATGGTGTTACACCAGGTTGTGCAAGATAACCAAGAACTGTTAGATCATAGATACCATCTTGAACACCCTTAGAGAACTTCTGTACTTCCTCATTATTGAAGATTTGATAAGATGTACCAAAACTACGTTTAGTAAAGAATGGTGCGAATGTTCTACCAGAACCAACAATCGAATAATCGTGAGATGTATAAGGAATATTAGTTGTAATAGTTGATATTCCACCTGGATTAGTGTTTATACCAATGCTAAATGTTCTGTCATCAGTTATACTGAGAACTTCAAACATTCCATTATAACCACTATTATCAGTACCATTAGTATTCTGACCACTCTTTAATCTACTAATCTCAACAAGGTTACCAGCACTCAGTCTATGAGAACCCTGAGCAGTAATAATACCTGTCTTAGCAGTAGAGTTCCAAGTAGCATCAACAATTGCATTACTAGTTCTTAGATTAGCAACTGATGTTAAAGCAGTATTATCATTCTTATAATATGTGTCGTCAATAAATGTTGAGGATTCTTGTAATGTAAATCCATTAGAAGGAGGAGCTGCAACAGTTGAATCGTCTGGGATAACAAATCTCATACGATAGATCTTCTCAAGATCCTTCCTAGTATCAGGTGTTCTTACAATATAAGTATTTGAAGTCTTATCAGTAATACTATTCTGATTAGATACGATAGCAGAACGTAAACTGTTACCAGCACCAACGTTTACATACCATCCTCTAGAGGAATCAAACTGAATTGGATGTCCTGGATCTCCTGGATCCTTACCATCTACAGTAGAAACTACTCGTAACCTACCACCTAAGTTGTTTAGTGTGGTTATGTTACTACTAGCAGTAGCATTGTTGAATGTAGTAGCAATCTTGATCTTATCATTGTCTAGACCAGCTGTAATTACAAAGTAATCTGTATCATTAGTAATACCATCAGGCAATGATCCAGTGTCAGAATAGAATCTTACCTTCTCACCTGCGTTGAACTTATGTACATCTTCGAGTGTTATTACATTAGCAGTAATACTATTGATACCAGCATTACTACCAACGAATACTGATTTATTACCTGATGCCCAAGTATCTGGATCTGAATTAGGACCAGGCATCAATACATCAGCACCATAAACAATATTGTTCATGGAACAGAATAACTTATCTCCTACCTTATTACCAACAGTATATCCACTAGCAGTCTTGATAGGAAGAGTATCTTTTACTGTATATCCATCAAGATATAATCTAGTATCTGTACTGACACCAATAGTATTTTGAACATCAATTGACTTCCAGTTTACATCCTCATTCTTATTGAAGTTCTTCTTAGGTGGAACTATCGCTGTAATATATCCTTTGTCATCCTTGATAAATGCTGATGGTTTGAAACCATCTGCACCTAATGCTTTAGCACCAAAGTTAGAGTTAGAGTTTGTGAGTGAAATATCAGCACCTGACTCTGTTCTAAACTGATGAGCATAACCAACAGCAAATGTAGATACTACCTGTAATACAGCTTCATTTGTTGCTTTGATGTGGAACGATTCCCACTCTGGTTTATAATTTGCTAAACCATCAGTGTGTAATGTTACTGAAGTACCTAGAGTTGCTTGATCCTGCCAAGAACCAGATGTTGTATTATACTTTACGAATGCATTATCATCTTTCTGTAGTCCAATACCTGTGTACTGAGCACAGACCATGGATTTGAATCCTGTTGACTTGCTACCATCAGCAAGCATACCACACATACCATAAACTGATCTCAATGAACAGTTGAATATGTAAGGTGATGCAGAAGTTACACTATCACTCTCAACTATAACTGTTGGAGATAAACCAGTCAGTGATGGAGTCGCTGTTGACGTTGGAGCTGCTGGTAAATTATAGGTGAAAGAAGTAGTACTAAGAACCTGTGCTACAACATGACTACCATCATAATCAGTGTTACTTACTCCATTGACAATAACAGGAGTATCAACGTTTAGATTATGTTCTGTCTTTGTTACAACAGTAACTACCGAAGTCGCTGTACTAGCAGACGGATTAGCACCTGAATATATGTCATCAATTTCCAGATCACCCAACCTAGAAACTGCACCAACAATCCTGGTTTCGTCAATGACCTTTTGGAAGTCATCATTAGCAGGATAGTTAGGTAATGCTCTGCCGCTATTAGTACCGTAAGCAAGCGTAAGCTTAGCATAGTACATGTCGAGGTCTGTGTTCCCCTTCCCCGATACCGTGTTCTGCCCATCAGCAAATTCAAAACAAGTTAGCTTATGGTGTGAAAAATTAGGAGCATATACATTGCTCGTATAATCTTTGAAAATCCTATCTGCAGGATCACCATCAAATAAACTAAAATTAAAGAAGAAACAACCACCAGTTACTTTGAATATGGCAGCGTTTGCAATATTATCGTTATCTGGTTGTGGAATATATTTTGGTTTTATCTTCGTCTTTCTAAGATCTTGACCAATAATAGATGTACCACGAGGTAGTATTACACCACCAGTAATAGAGTTGAAGTGATACAGTACATTATCTGGATCTTGTATATCAAACTTAGTTCCTATTGATAATTCACTTATAGATGCAGCAGTACCATTAGCGTCAGTTATATTACCAGAGGTATCAATCTGAAGTCCTGGACGGTTGTCTATGTAATGAGTGCCTGGAGACACCAATATTGTTGTTTTATCAAACTTATCATTATCTTTACCTAACTGATATGAAAATCTAGCAGACTCAATCAGTGCTCTTTGAATTGTCTTGAACGGACGAGTTCTGGAGTTACCAGTATTACTAACGTCATCAGTTGCATCAAGTTCTTCTGGGTTGACGTATATTACGTTACCCTGAACATTCTTGAGGAAATTTTCAAGTCTACTTAATGGCATTGCCTATTTTACCGTATACCAGTCCTTCAACTTATTTATAGTAACTAAATTCGAGGTATGTAACCTTTCGCCTGTTGCACTAATGGAATAACGTCAGATTCTACTTTTTCTATAATATCATCAATCACATTTACATCCAAATCCATGAATGGTGGAATTATACCTAGTATCCGTAACAGTCCGTCAACAAATAGTGCCAAGCATATAAATCCTAAGATCATACTAATTATGGTAGCATCTCTATTATGCTTTGCCATAGATGCTTCATCAATTGCTCTTGCTTCAGCAAGGGCATCTGCAACCATTTTATCTACTTCTATTTTAGTATAGAAATCTCCTAAAAAGGGGATGTCGTGTCTATCAGGGGCCATTCCTCCTCCTACGAAACATATTCAATATCTAGGAATTTCTCTCCTGCTTCCCGTGTGACTTTCAATACATTCATAAACTCCTCTGGTGTATCACATTTTATTTTTTGTTTTGATCCATCAGATCCATGAATTTCAAAAGTCCGAGCTGCTACATCAACAGAAACGCTGTCAACATACTCACCTTCAAACTGCGACATTAGAATTATGCGGTATACTTCAGTATAGCACCTCTTCAATCATATGTCAATGGATCAATATCTATAAGATGATCCCACTCCTCTTTACCTGGTAGTACTTTATCCAAATCTACAAAGAATGATTGAATAATAATTCTAGGTTCATTTCCTGACTTATAATAATGCCATGCTTTGTCTAAGTTATTGAAAGCAAATAACTTATTTTGTTTCCACTCTACTTCTAATTCATATTCATTAGTTTCAAATGGTGTATTACGTAAGTTAGTATCATTATATGCTGAATCATTCTTACAGAGTACTGTACCATATGATTCCTTAGGACTTATGTAATACACAGCAGTAAAGAATCTAGCATGATAATCACAATGCATAGGCATTGTATAATTTGGTGGACATACTGTCCAATGCATTATTTTCTTTACATTCTTTGGAGGTTCTCTAAACCTCTCCATCATCTTATGAAGTTTATTAGATTCTGGTAGAATATCCTCATCTACCCAACGTATCCATTTACCAGAAGGTGTAAGTTCAGGATTTTCATTATAATTATTCAGTTCAATTGATGCTAATGCTTGAAACTCCTCCCATCTCTTAGGAGAAAGGAAGGAGTCTATAGTCATATACTGCCAAGGATCTGTATGTATCATCTTGACTCTGCTCTTACTAGGTAGTAGGCATTGATAGGACCACCTGCACCATTACGTACTATAACCTTAGCACCATACTGAATACCTTGAACAAATAGTTCTTGTTGTACACCAATAGCTGTCAGTTGTACTGTAATAGTTTCTGGATTGACAACACCTATCCAATCCTCAGGTAATTCAATAATACCATCAATCTTTACTATTCCACTTACTTCCATGATTTTGATTATTTTTTTATATTATATCACAGTCTTAGTGTTTTGACCATAATCATATTGAGGATCTTTCATATTTCTAGTCTCATCATGAATATCTTTCTTCCAATTAGGATCAGGATAGTCTTTTCCTTGATATTCGGTAATAAGTGGATTTACATCCTTTCTCTCACCACATATCATATAAAAACAATCAATATTACCAATATCAGATTCTAATACAACTTTTTCATTATCAAATTCTTTTACTATAATCTTCTGCTGCAATCCAATAGGAGTAAGTTGAACTGTTATACTATCTTCATGCACTAGATTTTTCCAATAAGAAGGTAATATAATTTCTGTGCCAGTACACCTTCCTCTACAATACACTGCAATTTCTGGACCTTCAATACAAGCATGTCTTAGTCTATGTCCATCTTGATTAGGATGAGGCATATCAAAAGTTTTACCTTTTAGATCTGCTTCATCAAATCTAGATAAAAGTCTACCTTTATACAAGCAATCTACTTTTCCTGTAACATATACATCACCATCAATATAAACTGCATTCGTTGCTTTCTCACCATTTATTTCAATATCACCTTCTACCTGAACTGCTCTACCATCAACACCAGGTTTCCAGTCTCCAAGTGCAGTTCCTACAGTCAAGGTTCCCTTTGCAAATCCACCTTTATGATTACCTAGAAATGTAGGTCCAGTATTACATAAAGTACCATCGAACGGTTTATCTCCGTTCAATGTGTCTACTGACATATCTAATTTTGCTGGTTCTTCTACACCAATGTAGATTTTACCAGATTCAATGTCTCTAAATCCAGCCATACTATCCTTTTAGTTCTTTGATTTGTTCTCTTATGTATCTTCCTAAACGACCAGGAATCAACATAGATTTTGGTTCGTGCAACCTAACAACTTCACCGATTAGTATCTGCCATCCTTCAGAATGAGATACTAATCGATCTTTAGCATCAAGTACAACGTTTTCTGCTTGCATTATAGCACGATTATTTGCATCTATGTTTATATCATGCTTTGCTTTTAATGTAATATCACCTTCATCAGCATTTATTGCTTTCATACGAATGTCATTCGCTACAACAGAGAATCTACCATCCGCTTCAAATATTATATCTCCCTTTGATTTAATAATCAACGGTGCATCATCACAATTCTGTAGTATATTACAACCCTTTATAGCATCAGCATCTTCGCTAGATTTTAGTTCAAATCCACCATCATGAAATAATCGTAAAGAAGCACTACTACCAGCATACAATCCTACATCTCTATGTCTAAGTACATCATCATCACGTTCCCTTCCTATAGTAAGATTACCATCCTCAGGGTGATTGATAATTATAGGTGGTACAAGTAATTTACCTTCTGGTTGCTCTCCTCCCTCAACAGGAACATCCTTTCCTGCCTCAACTGCCTCACTAAAAGACAGTCCATTATCAGGTGGTGGTGTATTAAATGCATTAGGTGTTCCTGTCATTAGTAAATCCTCGCACAGTCAACTACTCTAATCACTCTAGCCTCAGGAACAACTGGATCAGTATAATCTTCTCTCTTAGTAAACTTAATAATTGGTCTAATAACAGCACCATTACCAGTCGTACTTTCAACAAATAATGCTGGAACCTTAGTTAATCCCAAATCAATCCTACCAGTAGCACCTGTAATTCTACCATCTTCTATGATAGGTGTCAATGTCTGACCACTATTACTTACAATTAGATCACCTTCTTGATAACCTGCCCCAGTAGAAACTACTTGAATGTTCTCAACTTCTCCTATAACATCTACACCTTCTGAATCACCAGCACCAAGATAACCACCACCAGTATTAGTGACAATAATATTTGTAATCTGACCATCCTCGACAACAGGAGTACCAGTAGCACCCCTACCATTATCACAATCATCTATAATAGCAACATAAGGTGCTTCAGTATAACCAACACCCAAATTCTTCATATTAGCACCAACTACCTGACCTGTTTCATTTATAACTGCATTAGCAACAGCACCTATACCACCGCCACCAAATATTTCTATTCTAGGTGGTCCACAATCCTTAGTCTCAGTATTACATGGTCCAGCTAATGCTCCTACAGGACCAAGACCTCCACCACCTCCTAAAATATTAGGGAACATACCATTTATCATTCCATCAATATTACCAACTAATCCACTCAATCCACCAGCTAAACCAAGAACCCTATTGAAATCTAAAAGTGCCTTAGGATCAGGTCCAACATTTGTAATAACATCATTAGGATTAGGTTCACATTCCATACCTTCACAACTGAATAACGCTAAACCAGTCTGCTGCATATCAAGTGCATCAGCCATCATCGAAGAGAATGCTGGTAGTTGAATACCTGCTAATGCACCAATAGCAGCAAGTGGTCCACCAATAAGATTTTGAATCTTATCTGTTATACTTGCCATCAAACCACCCATAAATTGTTCTGCTGCACAAAGTGGAAAATTAGCTAACTTACCAAGCATTCCTTTCAAGAAATTAGCAATCATATTCTTGAGTCCATTTATAACATTCTCTATCAAACAATAAATGGAATCTTTCTGCTTTTTGATCTCAAGGTTTTTGACTAGATGATCTGGCTCTAAGAAACTAACTGATTCATCAACACCTTTGTTTATTTGTGTGAATAATCCTTTTCTAGCACCTCTAACAGAACCAGAAATTCCACCAGCCATCTTACTAGAAGTCTTGTCAACCATCTTATCCATGTTGACAGTTTTATTTGTAACAGGATCTACATAACCCTCTTTAGTCTTTTTAAGTTTTGAGGTCTTACCCATAAATCCTTGAAGTTCTTTGGTAGAATCACCCACTCCTGCCTTAGGAGGATCACATTTCTGTGCTACCTCAACTTCTTGAGTCTCATTATCATAATGCTTGATTATAGTACCTTTTGCAGTACTAGATTCATCACGTACTGTACTATTACTATCAGGAACACCACCAGAAGCTAAATTTGGTTCATCTTTTTGCAGTCTAATATTATCACCTTTCTCTAGCTTTTCATCAAAAGAAAATGGTTTGAAATTACTAGTACCCTGTGATACTACTTTTTTATATTCTTCTACATCAGCAATATTATAATTGGCATAAAAAGCACCAACAACCACAGGTTGCTGACCTTCTTCCCCATCAAGGAAGAATCCAAAAACCATCTCACCCCCTTGAAGGGCAAAACTAGTACCTTGATAATTGTTACCAGCACCGAACTGAGGTGATACTAAAAAATGAGCCCATGGTAAGTCATCATCAGATATACCGTCTGCTCCAGCAGGATGATATCCTAGAATCCTTACCTTTGCCCTAAAACCATTATCAAAGTTCTGATTGTTTTTATCACGCCAAGATTTATCAGGAGCCACTTGTCCAAGAAACCAGTGGAAACCATCTTTACCGAGAAAATCTATATGTGAATGGCGTGATTCAAGCATTAGTCGTCATACACTCTACATTCTAATGAGTCTGGATGATTATCACAATACACTTCTAAGTGCTGATCCTCATGGCGTGTGTGCCAGTCATTGATCTTAGCACCACCAGGATTCTCTTCATTCTCTTCATGAGCATGAAAAGCATCATTGTGCATCTTCAAATCTTCTTCACTATATTCAATCATACCATGATTGACATGCTCTTTATGATCCTTAGGATCAATATAAACCTCATGTTCGAGGTCATGTTCTGGAGTTTTAGTGGTCATGTTACTTATTCTTTTGGAAAGTGTCTCTTACGAGTGTGAGTCCAGTGAAATCACCTTGGGGATTACCAAATTCATGGGCTAATCTGGCAATCATATATTTACCAGATTGTGCATTCTTACCACGTGGATTATTTAGATCAGGAAATTCAAGTTCTAACATATTACCTGCTCTCAATGATAAGTTCATTGGTACGGTAATGTTTAGAGTCTGAGCAAATACACTAGAATATCGTGAATTAGATTGTGCTTGGTAAGTTGCCTGATCCTGTGGTTTGGCAGCTCCTGAACCAGAAACATCAGTAGTTGTAGTTCCTTTATCAATAGTACCTAAAATTATCCTAGAATAGGAATCTTTATAATCGGGAGGTAGTACTGCTTCTTTGTTTGCTTTCTCTTGGTGTTTTTGTGCCTTATCATATGAAAATTCATAAAAAGTCACTTTTCTGGTAAGGACATCATAATACCAATTAGCAGTTTTGTAAGCTCCAGATCTTAGTTTTTTTAGTATATCATGACTTTCTTTCCAAACTGGTTGAGAAGCAAGCATGAAATTATTCTTAGGATCCATTCCTGTCTTATAAGTAGTCATCAGATATTTTTCAACTGGATCACTAGCAAATAACTTATCAGTACTCCTAAAATTCCATCCATCTTGTGTTTCAAAGAATAAAAATCCACCACTCCCACTACTAGGACTATCACCATCAACACTAGATGGTATAGACTTAGGACACAAATCACTTATAACTTTAAAAGGTCTTCGGTAATTACCATAGAACTCAGATGAGTTCTTCGTAGTATCAAAGTTCTTACCCATCATCTTATTACCAGGAACTTGTAACTTACTACTCAAAATATTTTTTACAGTACTTGTAATAGAACCCGTTTTCTTTTCCCAAACCCGTGTAATATGATTATTGATAGCAGCTTTAGTTTCTAAAGTAAGGACATATGCTTCTCTTTTATTATCAGCAACATGATTACTAATATTTGTAATTACTAATGGGTCATAACCAGAACCTAGATCAAACTTCAATGGTTTTTCTTGACTAGGATGAGTTATCTCTACACGTACAGGAGATCCACTTCTAATAGGTAGTTGATTATAAAACCCATGAGTATCTACACAAACTATCTCAACATGTATAGAAGGGTCAATAACATCCTCATAGTATTTCAAACTATTTAATTGACCCATCATATTCAAAAAATCACCACCCCTACTGGTAGGAATGATATCAAATCTCTTTAGTTTATGACCTTTGGTCCAAACTACATCTCTATTCATTATGTGGTAAGTAGTTGTGCCATCTGAGCATATTTAGTAGCAACAGCGTAAGAATTTGGTCCACTTTTCCTGCTACCACTTGCACCTGCAATATTATTTACATGTGGAATATAAACCGTATCTGCACCATTGTTTATCACAAGAACTTCTGATGCAGGTAAATCTGCATTAGAAACAATATAACCATCCTCTTCAGGAATGAAAAGTTCTTCACCAATTTCACCCACAATGTATGGTTTACCTGCTATAACAGGACCACCATCAGCAAGTTTTGAAGTTGGTCCTAGATTCATAACCTCTGACCAATTTAGACCAGATTCATTAGGAATATTATCCTTATTGATTCTATAATATCTCTTTTTTATTGGATTGATTTTTAAATTCCCACTTGTTAAAGGAGAATCTTTAGATAAAAAACCTCTCATTTTAGCAGGATCTACCTTTACAGTCCTAGTCATAGGACTAAACCTTTTTAAGTTAGTTGTGGTAACTTTTACTTGACCTGCCTTTATCTTCAATCCACCCCTAAAAAGCAATAACCTCAAAGTTCTGAGTTTTCCAACTATTGTTGCGATTATACCTGGAGTTGCAGTTGCAGCTGCAGCTTCACCTGCAAAAGTAGGTTCAGCAACAGCAGCAGCCCAAATCATCGAAAGTAAACTTACTGCTCCCAAAACTTCCATACCAACTCGTAGAAATTGCAATGCATTCCGATACCAACGATTTTTTGGTTTTGGAACAGATATACCAAAAGGAAATCTAATTCTCTCTCGTTCATCTTTAGATCTACCACCAATTGCTTCGTCAGAATCAGATAAAGCAAACTTATCTAAAACTCTATCAAAATCATCTAAAGCATGAGAAAATGAACTTTTAGTTGTCATTGCTATAACTCTTTTCTCTTCCATTTTCCTTCTACCATCAGCACCAGTAATAAAATCTGCTATACCACTACCTATACCTGATCCCAATATACTACCACCCACACCACCAATAAATCCACCAATTGCAGCACCAGGAGCAGCACCTACTCCACCAAATAATGCACCAATTGATCCACCGACAACAGCACCTGCTTTTGCACCTGCAGCACCACCTGCCAATGCACCTGCTAGTCCACCACCAGCACCAACACCTGCCTGTAAATTAGTTTGACCCTCTGCCTTACGACCCATAAAGTCCAGACCAGTAGTTAGAACTGCTAAAGGACCAATACCCCCTCTAAGACCTTTAAGACCTGGTACTCTAAAACCTCTAGTACCTTTAGCTCCTCTAAGAAGACCACTTGTAGGTCTTATATTATTAGAAGGTAATATTGGTCCTTTAGGTTTAAATGGGTTCCATCCTCCACCACCTTTTGGTCCACCTCCAAAAGATCTTAGTAATCTAGATCCTCCACCAAGACCAAGAATACCTAGTAATCCACCAACAGCACCTGAACCACTATCCTTTTTTCCAGCTTGATTACTAAGAGCAAGAAGTGTTGCTCTTCTTTCTTCAACTAATTTCTTTCTAGTTCGTAAAGATTTTTTCTCAAATACTCTTTGCAAAGAAACAGAACTCTGAATCTCATTTCGTAAGATAGAAGAACTTCTAGTAGTCTTTCTAGATATTGCCAGTAGAGATCTTTCAATACTCATGGTGTTGTGAATGCAGCATAAGTGTTAAGTGATGATGCATAATCAAACTTATCATAAGCACCACCAGAATCTGTAAACTCAGTAGCAACAAACGCACTTGCTGGTGCAGACTCATATCCAGAAGGTGATGAAGGCATTTGTTGAGTTATACCTTCATTTTCAAAAACATTGACAGTTGGAGTCTTACTTCCACTTGTAGAAGCTACATTTTGTTTTTTCTTAGGTAAAAATAACTTTTGGAACCAATTTTTTTCTGATTTCTCACCTTTATTCTCTAATAATCCTGTGATATCAATATCAGAGAAACCTTTCTCTGGATCTATCTCCAATATACTTCCAATAGATTCCTTTGAATCAGTATTTTTACCAGAAAGCATAGAAGTTAAATTATTAACAGCAGCTGTATTTGAAGCAAGATCAACATTGTCCTTACCCATCACCCTCGACTGATCACCATTACGTTGAATGGTTGATTTATCATCCGAATTGCCATCCATCATCAATCCATAACCTCGATTATCAAAATCAAATAAGTCACCTGTGAAAAAATCAGCAGTTCCAGCAAGACCTCTCATAAAACCTTTCGGTTTTCCTTTTTCAGGATCCCCTTTAAGTGTTTTCTGAATAGTACTATTCTGTGCGGAAATATTATTCAATTGACCTACCGCATTAGCACTTGGAAGTTCACCAGTAAGCATTTCATCCATATCTTGATCTAAATCTTGATCTAAACCTGGGGTAACTGTTGATATTTTACTATCCTTTTTACCAATAGATCTATCTAATATTCCTTCAAATCTAGTCAGTTGACCTCTAAATCTACCAACATCATTCTCATTTATAGTCTGCTTTCGACCTACTTCTTGACTAACAAGTTCTCCTCTTCGTCGATCCTGTCCAGAAGCTGCAGCCCGATTACCCAGTAATAAAGTAGCAGCAAGAGCTGCTGTCATCAATAAAGGATTCTTGAATTTTCCAACACCACCCGTAACACCAACTCCACCACCCATAGCAGTACTATTTTTTGGTAATATTCCTCTAAGTGCTAGTAAACCTACTACCCCAGAAGCAATCTCAGGTAAAAGTGCTCCCAATGCAAGCCCACCTGCCTGAAAACCTCCACCTATATTACCTCTACTAAATTCAAGTGCTGAAAGACCACCTAAAATTGTTGCTATATCGGATCTTGCTCCAAATAAAGCTGCAGTACGAATACTATTTAAATTCTCCGAATCCTTTTTAAGTATCTTTTGCTCTTCTCTAAAATATTTTTGTCTTTCTCTTATATCTGATCTAATCTCACGTTGCATAGCAACCATATTATTATTAATCTGCTCCATCTGCAGAATAATACGGCCTAAACTTCTAATCTCTGGACGTGAAACCTGTACGTTATCCTCAGCAGTCTTTAATATCCTTTCATAAGCAGCATCCATCCTACGTTCCATTGGAATCATAGGTGTATTTGATTGTACGTTACTACCAGGCGTTTGCATGTGCTGCTTCTGCTTGTTGCTGTTCTAACTTTTGTTTCTCTAGGTACTTAATAAGAAAATTCACATAAACTTCTTTTTCCCAAGGTATCATATTCTCTATATCACTCAATGTCCATTTATGATACTGCATCAAGGAAAAATTAGTTTCCATAACAGCATCAATACTGGTATGATATAGCATTATGCGAAAAAATTTGATAGTCCCTCAACTAATACTTCAGATTCGACCTTTGTATTTGGATTAGTAACAGTACCCTTATACTGTAACTTTGGCATAGTCTCAAAGAAAGTTTCAACTAATTTGAACTGAGAAGAATTAAGTTGTTCTATGAACTTGAGTAATTCTTTCTTAGTACAATCACTTGAAGACCAAGCTTCCTCTTGAGTATAAATGGTGTCAATAGATTCGATAACTGTATTGAATACTTGATCAATCCTATCTTCACTTTTATCCAAATCAGAGAAAGTAAAATTACTATTCAAGAATTGTTTCATTGAAGGGTATTTCATCTTCATTGAGATGCCTTCACCTAAATCAATAACATCATTATGCTCATCAGGTACTACTAATTTGATATCTGAAAGAGCAATATTCAATGGAACCTTAGTTTGATTGTCATCTTGACAAGTAACTAATAATTCAACAGACTCACCAATAGATTTTCCTCTAATATTCAAAAACAAATATTCTAATTCAAAACTTGGAAGATCTTCAACTTTTACTCCACGAGTAATGATACATGACTTCAATACCTCCTTGAGGGTGGCAGCAATATCAGCATCATTTCCATTTTCTAAAGCGATCAATAAAACCTTTTCCTCTTTTACAAGAAACGGTCTATATTTGACAGTTTTATTAGTAGAAATAAGTTTCAGTTCAAAAACAGGTGCGTTGACCTTAGGTAATGGCATAATAAGTTTTTCAGTATTTTATATAGGAAGGTTTTAAGGAAGTAGAATCAAGAAGGACCAGGTCCAATATCAAATTCATAGAATTGACTATCATCCGCACCCTCATAATTGATTTCATAATCAGTAACTACTCCATCAGAAATAATATCATTTAAACTCTTAGTTTCTCTTCCTGGGAAAATAGCATTTTCAGATGTTGGTCCACCTCCAGATTTGGAAGTAGTTTTAGTATATTTCACTGTTGAAGAAGCGAGTCTAGAACCTATAGGTGATGAATTCAATTTCCATCCAGTTCTGGAAGTTCTACCAATATGATAGTAATCGTATTTGAATGTAACAGTCGTTTTGATCAGTTCTCCTTTACCATATGCTAATGGTGCAGCAACAATATTAACAGGAAATGCATTTTCTAGTTTATATGTGATACTACTCGGTATCTGCTGATTCCACTTACTTGTTCTATTCAATCTACTACTTTGATTGACAGTATCTTTACTAAATGCTGTTATTTCAATAGGAACTTTATAACTTTTAGGATATTGCATTCTTTTAAATTCACCACCTTTTTCAAAAGCTCTAGTTGGAGAAATAAATTCTACCCAAGCATTAAAAACATCATTAGTATAATAATCTTTCTGAGAATACCATGTTAACATAACATCAGGAAATCTCCTGAAAGTAGCATAATTCTGACTAACACCTTGTCTCAATCCATCAATAGAAGTAGTTTGAACCTGGGATCCAGGTAAAACAGCCTCAGAACAAAACAAACCAAGATAATCACCAGGATTAGTAAGTCCACCACGTTCATTATAAAACCCACTACCATTGATAAATCTCCTAAGAGAATTAGCGTTACCAAAATTTATAGTCACATCATAATTATTACTAATAGCTGGGGAAATATTACCAAACTTAGTCGAAGTCTCATATAATTCTGCTGTAGGCAGATAATGTCTACCCTGTCTAAAGGTATTTGGATCCTGTGCCATCTAAATATAAGATGCTTAGCTTATATACTATGTATGTCATATAAAGGGAAGTTTAAGCCAAAAAACCGTAAAAAGTATAAAGGCAACTCTAGTGAAATAGTTTATAGGTCTCTTTGGGAACTAAAATTTATGAATTACTGCGATAGTAGTAAACATATTATAAATTGGTCTTCTGAAGAAATTATAATACCTTATAGATGCCCTACTGACAATAGAGTCCATAGGTACTTTCCTGATTTCTACATCAAATACAAAGATGTAAAAGGTAAATTACATGAAAAAGTAATTGAAGTAAAACCTGCTAAAGAAACAAAAGAACCAAAGATTCAAAAAGCAAGAACTAAAAGGTATGTCACTGAAGTGATGAAATATGCCAAAAACATGGCAAAATGGGAAGCTGCAGAAGACTTCTGTAAAGACAGAAGGTGGGAATTTCAAATACTAACGGAGAGAGAACTTGGAGTATAGAAACGTATTCCCAAATTCACAAACAGTAGGTTCTCCTGTACCTGGACATTTGATGATGTTCCAATATGGAGCAAAAACTGCTGAAAAATTAAGGTATTATGATAGAAATCCTTTATGTTATATCGTCGCATCTCAAGGTAATAAATTCTGGGGTGTAAACCTACATTACTATGCTCCAGAAGACAGACCAACCATTTTAGAATGGATGGATGAAGCTAATCCAGCAGACCTTCCTAGAGGATACCATAAATACCTAAAATCCTATGTGGACACATTGTATCTCGACATATCAATGGAAGAACAGGAACAAGCCTTGAATATGGGTTTAGAAGAATTTGTTAGAGACCTAGGTAGTATTGAGATACCATTCAATCCTGGGAGGATTTGGTAATGTCAACTGAAACAATAACACAATCAGAATCCATTCTCAACAGTGGAATGACAGAAAAGGTTTTTACCTTTACCCATGATGGTAAAAGATACTACGAGGGAATAAACCTAAACCCAAATGGGGGAAATTTTGGTAAGTCTACAGGTATTTGGACATCTGAACCAGTTGGTACTACTAAAGGTATATACTTTGGAAGACAATATCTCGAACCAGATAGTGAGCTAGCTCAGTCAATCATATCGATTGACGGTGCTAGAGGAGTTGAATATAGAAATGCTATGACTGCTGTTTCTACTGAAGCAGCAAAACAAGGTAAAAGCGAACAATTTAATGTAGCACTTGAACAGTCTGGAATGTATAACAAATACAGAGGATCTGAAAGTTTTGCTGGAGAAACATTTCCTGGACAAGCAAAAGTAGATGATAAAATAAGTAATGAAGAAACGGATGGCCCAGTAGAACCTGCTCGTCTTCGTGATACTGAAAATGAATTACAGAATATAAATGAGACATATCCTGTGGATATGCAGTATAATAACCAAGACTACATTTATATCGAACAATTCAAATATTCGCCATCAAATAAAGGTATTAATAAAAAAGGCACAAATGAAGAATGGTCTGATAAACTTTCTGATACTATCAATAAGGGTCTAAGTAGAACTACAAACCTTGGCGAACCTAAAGGATCAGTAAGACTACCAATACCAAATAAAATAAAATCCAGTAATGGTGTTAGTTGGGGTGAAGCAAAAGCAAATGCTGTTGAAGCAGGAACATTCTTTGCTGCTCAAGAAGGAGTTTCAAAAATACTATCAAAGGAGAACAATATTGTACAATCTATGGCATCTGGATTTGGAGGATTAAAAGATGTTTTAGGTAAAGTAGCAGAAGGTTTAGAACAAGACGGAAATCTGTCCCAATCAGGTCAAGTACTATCTGCTGTAATTGCTAAAGCAGCATTAGGGAAAATTGGTATCAACGTTGATCCTGCTCAATTCATTACAAGATCATCAGGGATGGCAATCAATCCTAACATGGAACTCTTGTTCAGTGGTCCTCAACTAAGAACATTTGTTTTTGCCTTCCAATTTGCACCAAATGATACCAGAGAAGCAGCAGTAGTAAGAAAAATACAAAGATGGTTCAAACAAGGAATGTTACCTGTAAGAGAGGACACAGAAAGAATCTATCTTGGATCTCCAAACGTATTCAGACTAAACTACAAAAATGGTAACAATAGAATAAGAGGTTTGAATGTATTCAAGTTATGTGCTTTGACTGCATGTGAAGTAGATTTTACTCCAAATAATGTATGGCAATCTTACGAAGATTCTAATGCAATATCAATGCCAGTACAATCTAACATGGCACTGACATTTACAGAACTAACTCCAATATTCGGAGATGATTATAATATGGCATCCCCAAGTCAATCCGTACAGGACTTAGAACTTGGATCTAACAGAATTAGCAGCGACGACATTGGATTCTAATGGCATACTTTGACCTTTTCCCAGACGTATTATTACCGTCACACTCTTCAAAACGTAATTCTAACAAAGACTTTGTTAGAGTAAAAAACCTCTTCAAAAGAGGCAAAATTAGAGAAGACTTTTTTCAAAACGCAACTACTTTCAACAAATATGCAATTATTGGTGATGAGCGACCAGATCAAGTAGCATATAAACTATACAAAGATCAGACTTTAGATTGGGTAGTTATGTTATCCAATAATATGATCAATGTAAGAGATGAATGGCCAATGAGTCAATATGACTTCCAAAGGTATCTTGACAACAAGTATGATAAAGTTCAACTAAGTCAAATTCATCATTATGAAACTGAAGAAATTAGACAACCTGATGGTATGTTAATTCTTCAGGCAGGTTTACATGTTGATGCCAATTTCACTTATAAGTACTCTTACATTGGTAAACAATATAGTGTAAACAATGTAACTGCAGTTACCAACTTTGAACATGAAGTCAAGAAAAATGATGAAAAACGATCAATCTACATAATAAGAAATGAGTATTTGAATGTTATTATAGAAGATATGAGAGATATTATGACTTATGAAGATAGTTCCCAATATATTGATGATAGAACCAAAAAAGGAGATAATCTTAGAATTCTGTCTCCTCGATAGTATGATGTGGATTACCTTCATTATGAGGCGTATCCCACACTAAAGTAATTCGATCATTATCACCTATATTGTGTGCTGAGTGTGGTACTTTATTATAAAACCAAAAGAAAGTGCCAGGTTCCACTATCATCTCCTCATCCCCTACAGTATAGTGATACCTTCCCTGTAGAGATAAGTGATATCTGTCTTTAGTAAGATAATATTTGCCTTCATCAATATGCTTACCAACACGTCCATCAGGTTGTAATTTGAAAAATGCTGCTCTAGCAGTTTCTTTGATATTCCATTTTTTCCAAAATTTATGGACTTCTGTGAAATGAGAGTAAAGTACAGTACGTCCCAATCCTTCAGTATCTTTAGGATTTTCACCTTGTTTCACTTTTGCCATAGTTAGTGGTAAAAACCCATATGGGTTCTTTTTGCCACCTACACCACTTTGCTGAGAAACCCATTTCCAGTGTTTTGGTTGAATTTGCTCTAAAAGGGGTTTTGGGTCAATTCCCGTTTTTATGATTTTGATGTTTTTCATGAAAAAACCGAAATAATTTTTGATGCTATTATACTATGACCCTCTTTTGTAGGATGCATCGTTGCACCACGAGGAATGTCAGATTCATCAAGATATAGATCATACTTATATTTGGTATTTTTAGGAACTGTCAATAATATCAATTTTACGTTATTTGCCTTGAAATGGTCAATTATGGATTGTCTGAATATAAACTCATCTGAGTCACCATACTGCTCACTGTAATAATCTCTATAATAGTCAATATACTTTCTACCGTTACCTCTGCCAGGATTGATATTTTCCCATTTTCCGTTCAAATGTAATTCTGTCCGATTTTTGTAAGTCATGCAAATAATCCCTAAATCGTATTTTGTGATATCATGCTCTAGAGTCGTTCTGACTATTCTACGGTTACTACATCCATGCATGGATAAGTCGGTATAGTCAATATTCAGTTTTTTGGATATAACTGCAGCGTAACGGTCATCCCTATTTTCTAAACCATAACCATAACACCAACTATCACCGTTGAATAAAATCATAAAAAACCTTAAGAGTGAAAAAATTGCTGAGTTTTTTTTCCCGAATATTTGAAACTAAAAGTCGAATTTGCCTCAGTTATAATGTATTCCTATGTGGTAGGCAATCGAAACCCTGTCCTCATTTGACCTGTTGATGTCAACGTAGTGGATTAGATTGCTGTTGAAGAACACACCTCTGTTAGGTTGAGGGTGGAAGTACATAGCATTATAATCTTTCTTCTGTGCTATCGTACACGTATTCATGAACCTATTATAGAATGGGTTCATGACTATAAGGTCACCTGCATCAGGTTCTGCCTTCAACCATAGTGCTCCACTAAACTCACCGACTGTATGATGATGCATCATATTAGATGCACCTGGTGGATTTATATTGCAAAATAACCTAGTAAAATCTAACCAATATGGTTCTTCTATACAATAATGCTTGATATATTTTCTAAACTCTCTTTCAATTACATTCTTGATTGGATGGTTCAGTTGTTTCTGCCAACCACCTTTGTTAGAGTTACCATCAGACTCTGGATACTGTTCTCTTAGTTTATAGACATAAGATAAAGCAGAGTCTACGACAGATTGATCTCCATCGTAGACTCCAATGGTCTCTTCAAATGAGACGTACTCCATTACTCTTCAGCTAAACGCTGGAAGTATGATAATGCATCGTCATCATCTTGTTTACTATTCACAATAGGTGATGCAGTAACTGGTGTTGGATCAGCAGTAACAATCTCCGCTTCCTCATCAGCAACTTCAGGTGCTACTTTAGGACGAGAAGTATTCAGAACACTGTGTAAACGCTTCTCAAGGTCTTGATAAGACTTGAACTGATCTGCAGCAGTGAACTCTTCTAATGAGTACTGCTTCTTCCACAATGCTTCAAGAGCATCGTCATCATCTAGTAAAGGACTAGATGCAGCAAACTCAGAGGAATCATAGTTCCTATAACCTGCTACGTTCTTTGCCTTCAACTTGAAGTTAGCACCTTGCCAGAAATCAAATGGATCGATTGCTGTTTCATCTTCAAACTCAGGTTGCATTGCTGCAGTGATCTTATCAAAGATCTTCTTACCGAACTTGTATAAGAATACCTTACCTTCGTTCTGTGGATTAGTTGGATCCTTTACAACATAGATGTTGCTGATGTAAGAAAGCTTACGCTTCTGCTTACGTGCAAGATCTTTGTCAGCATCGTTGCCACTGTTCCAAAGTAATCTATTGTACTCAGAGACAGGATCCTTACCACCAAGAGTAGTAAGACTGTTCTCAATGTACCAACCACCTGGTCCTTGGAAAGCATGTGACCATACTTTTGCCCATGGTAGTTCTTCCTTGTCTGGAGCAGGAAGGAATCTAATAACGGCATAACCGTTACCTGCCTTGTCTACTTCCAGTTTCCATAGTCTCTCGTCAGCACCCCCAGTGCTTCCCTTATTCATTTTTTCTATCTCATTGGTCAGTTTGGAAGTAAGACTGCCCAAGCGAGATTGCTTTTTCAGATTAGCGAATGACATATTCGTTGTATTAGGTGGATTGTAGTATTTTCACCGTAAACATAGTGTACCACACTATTTATGCTTTGTCAACAGGGATAATATATCATCACAAATGATCTTATGAGCACTCTCATTGATATGTTTTCTCCTCTCTTTAGGCAAGGAACCTTTAGGATATTTTAGATCAACTGGTAGGTTGAAATCATAATCTCCTAACCAAAGTAGAACATGTGGTACATTTTCTAACAAAGATCTAATCGTTCTATAATATATCTCCTCGTCAACTTTTCCATACTCATCATGATAAACCTCTCTATAATATGTTTCCCAAAATTCATCATTGCCTGTACGTACAGCAGGATACCTTACCCTCTGCCATTGATTCATAGGAGGATATGTAGTATGAGGTGACTCACCAGTATACCTAGGGTCATACCACTCAGTCCTAGCTCTCTTGGTCATCTGTATGATGAACAAGTCGTATGATTCTAAATCAGTATTGATTAGATTCCTTACTATTCTCCTGTTACTACCACCACATACTGCTCTGTTATATTCCTCAGCATGTAACTCATTACATACTAACCTACTATACCTAGACTCCTCAGGATTCTCTAGGTCTTTGCCGTAGGTGTTAGAACATCCATCAATGTATACTTTCATAGCTTTGTCAACAGGGATAATATATCATCTGCCAGTATTCTATGACCTTCTTTATTCTCGTGTCCACCATGTGCTTTTGGGTATCTTGTATGTTCTATTTCAATGTCAAATTTTAGATCAGTATCCCAATTGTTATTAGTCATCAAAATAAGAGGCACATTATTTACTTTACAATGATCTTTTATGATTTGATATGTAATCCTCTCTTTTATACTACCATGATACTCACAATATATTTTATCATAATAATATGTCCAGAAATCCTCATGCTCACAACGTTTCTTCTTTTTCTTCCATGGTTTCCAAAGTTGTGTGTCTTGAATGGAAACTCCTCTCCACTTCTGATAAAAATACTCTGTCCTACTTGGATATGTCATCTGTATTATTGCTAGATCATAATCTGTAATATCATTCTCCACAAGTAACTGTCTTACAATACGTTCATTACTTGCACCACCTCTTGATATATTATACTCTTCAGCATCTAACTTCTTACATATCAGAGCACTAAATCTTTCTTGCTCTCTATTTTCTAGTTCACCTCCCCACATCCGAGAGCAACCATCAAAATATATCTTCATCGACGGAGACTTTGTTGCATTTGATTCAATGTGGTCCTCATGTTTGCAAAGATCATATTAAGATCAGCATCACCAAACCCCATCTCTTTAGAACCTGCTCTTATATTTTCTTTCATCTTGATTGCTTCTGGATCATCAGATAATGACAACCTAGTCCACATTATCTGCTGCTTCTCTAACAGTTCCTTGACTGTTTCTATATGTAAAAACTTAGCTTCATCACTCATCCCTGGAAACTTCATGATGACACTATAAAGTTCCTTCTGAAGATCATAGATGTCTTCCATCTCCATGCGAACTTTATCTGACTCGAAAAACTTACCCATACCTTTCCTTTACCCTCATTAGCAAATGACTTTTGTACTTACCTTTATCTATATTCAAAAATGGTAGGTACTTCCTGATCTTTAGACCAACTACCTTCCAGACTGGATCATCTAACAGTTTATCATAGTCTTTACAGTAAGAGAATACCTTTTCATAGATACACATCTCTTCTACACTAATACGACCAGCAAGATGCTCCTTGAGTATAGGTGGGTGACCTTTAGATGCATCAAAGAACTCTTCATAATCATACAAGTCCATCATATCTTCTGAACCCTGCTTGAAATTATAGAATAAACTCTGCTGTCTCTTCATCCAATCTTTATATACTACCTCACCTGTCTTGATAATGTTTCCTATCCATACACCTTGAGGGTTATCAGTGTCTACAAAGTTAGCAAGAAAGAAATTCTCTATCTCATCATCTTTATACTTCCTCGATGTCTTCTCAAAGAAGTACCTGTCCTTTCTCTTATAGAATGATTCTATCTTAGCTCTAGATGCACCACCATACTTATGGTAGTCATACTTCTCCTTGGTAAAATGATTCTTGAATGCAAGATACTTTTTGTAGGTGTCAAAGGGTGTCATAATTTGGAGGGTTGATCATTTCAACAGTCTTTTTCTGTGATGAATCTAATTGTTTCGTTGCAGTAAACCACTTAGGGTTAGCAGAACACATGTTACAGATGTCATGAGGTTCTAGAACCTCTTTGAATGATGCTCTCAACTCATCCTCAGATGAATTGATACTGGTTGGTTTATATTCTAGATACTTCTTCCACTTAGGATCATCTAACTGACCTGTAGCTTCTAATGATTCTCTGAGATAAGATATCATAGGACACTTCCATAGATGTCCATTATATAATTGAGAGTTAGGACAACTACAATGTTTGAAACTCTCATCAATATCATTGTCTTCATATGGATAGTACTTGATGCCATCAGTATACTCATACCTAAACAAGTCAAACCATACTCTAGGTTGTCCGTTATCTAATCTGTATGCTTCACTAAGTTCAAAAGTATTACCGTTTAGATCAACACCTCTGGACTCTGCATACTTAGTAAAGTTATAAGCATTCTCCCAACTTTTGAACCCCTTTATTGTATACCATGGGAAGTGAAAGGTCAACCTAAAGACAACTCCCTTTAGCATCTCATCAACAATCCATTCCTTCTCTTGTAATAATCTTGACCCATTACTAAACAACTTAACATGACATGGTTGTCCAGTACTCTCTACTAACTCCCGTGCCTTCTTCGTTACTTCTTTAGTACGTGGTTCTAGTAGTGGTTCGCCACCAATTATACTAATATGACTCCACACATATATCTTAGGTAATAACTCTTCAATGTCATGAAGCACTTGATCTATATCTACTGTACTCTTTGGAGAAAGAAGACTACTATTATGATTACATCCACGACATGCTAAGTTACATCCATTGATAGTGTGTATACTTAGAAGTCTAGTAGTTGGTCTTTCTTTATTCCATTCCTCTATTTGTTCTGGTGTTACATTCTTGAAGTTATCAATCCAAAATCCCTTCAGTCCTCTAATAAATTTTACCTTATTTGATAGCTCATCAATATTAACATCAACTAAACATGCTGACGCAACCTTACGTTCTTTCCATATTTCCATTAGATAGCAAGGAACTTAGCCCTCGATGTCCTCTTCAAATAATTTAGGTTAGTTGCATTACACTTCAACTTCTCCTTCATAGGTTTAGTGATCAACTTAGTAACACTTTCAATCTCTATGCTATTCTGTTCACAGTAGTGGCAGATTGCCTCTATGTAATTCATACCAGTGTTCTCCTTGACTAGGAGTTCAATATCATTAGAGAACTTATCCTGACACAAAAACTTGTGCTTGATGGACTCTCTCACTTCAGTCTTCGTTGGCATTTAGTTTGTCTCCTACAAATTTTTCAATGTACTTTACTAGAAGTCTCATGTACTTCATTTTATCATACTCTTCGTAAACTTGCACCTCACCATTCTCACATGTCATAAGAATGACAAGTTTCTTTACAGGTGTACCAGTTCTTTCATAGAACATACATGCATAGGCTGCTGCCTGTACAAAATAATTCTCAATCCAATCTCTTGGTTTAGGTTTTGCTGCAGTTTTAAAATCTATTATTGCTAGTTCACCGTTGTATTCTGCAATACAATCAACGGTTCCAGCAACGCCCAACTCAGTTGAGTACAAACTTTTTTCGAGAGCGTATATATTATTTATATTTTCTAAAGATTTCTTAGCCTGATTGAATAACATCTTAGAACCAGGTGTGTCAGGGTCTACCTCCTTGTTCAATAGATGATTCTCTATTAGAGTATGCACCTTAGTACCACGAGTAGTTGCTCTCTTGGTAATCCTATTCGCCTCCTTATCACCAACCTTCTTTCTCCACTCAACAAAGACTTCCTTGTTGAAGTGAGAGGTAACTGATGTAATAGAAACTAACTTTTGTCCTTCAACATCATAAAGTCTAACCCCATCAACAGTCTCCCTACTCAGAGAAGGGAGATCACATTCTATATGTTTGAACATTACATACCTAATTCAATTTTACTAATGAGGTAACTCTTGACAAGACCTGACCTAACAATATCATTGACATTGAATTCAACAAGATCAAACTCAGGCATACGCTGGATGATCTTTTGAAAGTCTAAGATACCATTCTTCTCATTTGTCTTGACCAAATCAGTTTGAGCTGCATCACCACAGAACATGATCTTACAGTTCTCACCACATCTTGTCATTATACTATCTAACTCATGAAAATTCAAGTTTTGTGACTCATCAACTATAACAATTGAATCATCTAATGTAGTACCACGTATGAAAGATGTAGACCAGAAGGTAACACTCTCCTGTGTCTTGAGGTTACCCCATAACATTTCAAACTCAGTGTCAGTAGGTAACTCAAACATATACTTGACCATATTTTTATATGGTATCTGGTATAAGAATGACTTGTCTTCATGATCACCAGGTAAGAATCCTATCTCTCTTGTAGATACAAGAGATCTAACAAGCACCACCTTAGTGTAAGGTGTCAAAGGATCTAGTACTTCCTTGAGTGCTAGGTATAAAGTAATGAATGTCTTACCTGTACCTGCAGCACCATATAGAAATAGATTCTTATCCTCTTTATAAGATGCGAATGCTTTCTTCTGGTTATCAGTGATAGGTTCCACTGGAACCATCATGTCTGAATTGTATGGTTTCTTTCTCTTCATCTGCTTAGCCGTCATACCAGCACCAACACTGGTGGTCATCTTCTTTTTTCTTGCTGGCATTACATGTACCGTCCGTTCTGAGGTTTTACTTTAGAACCAGGCATCTCTGATACCCTAGACAGAACTTCGTTCCATCCTCCATCTGTTCTACTGTAAACATCTCCAGTCGCACTCACTACTCCTCCCGATCCTTTAGACCAGTCTTTATCCCAGTCAGGATTATCCTTTCTCCACTCATCATACTCTTTCATTGTCATGGACAACTCTTTAGTTTCACCTGTCTTCAGATTTTTTAATGGATATGTTGGCATGGGTTGTTGCGAGTGATTTATTTATTGAGTCCTGAATAGCAGCACTAAAGTGTAATGGTTTAGCAGTACACATGTTACATACATTCTCAGGTATTCTACTATTAGAACAGAACTTTGTCAATTCTTTATCACTACAGTCAACAGATATTCCATCAACAATATACTCCTGCCATTCAGAGTCATCACTCTGCCCTGTAACAGACAGTAACTCCCTTAGGAATGCAGTGTTAGGACACTTCCAAAGTCTACCATTATATAACTGAGCATTAGGACAGGAGCATACCTGAAAACTCTTAGCAATTCTATTCTGATTGTATGGATATACTTTACCGTCTCGTTTTCTTATTGAATCAAACCATCTATCCTTGCCTGTATGATGTTCGGTGACCAGTACCTTAGGATGATTGAACTTCTTTATTATATCTACTACCTCTGGCAGGTGAATACTTATCCTAAGGAACACTCTTTGATCTTCTAGAACTCTCTTGATCCAGTCTTCATTCTGTAAGAGAAGTAAGCCATTGGTATAAAGATAGACAGGAGAATTAGTATATGATCTACATGCATTGACTATCTCCTCACATCTAGGATTGAGTAATGGTTCTCCACCTATGACAGAGACCCTACCAATATCTATACGTGGTAGTATAGTTTTGATGTCATCAATAAGAGCATCAGTGTCCAACTTACTACTTGGTGAGAAGTAATTACTAAAATGATTACATCCTTTACAAGATAGGTTACAACCTATCGTTGCACTGATGTCAAGAATGTTCAAGCGTGGCAAGATAAGCAGCTCCTATTGAAGTTCCACCATCATGTGCAATTGGTTCAGCATATATCCTCTGATCCAATTCTTTACGTAGTAGATAGTTTACTTTACAGTTCAAGAAACATCCACCTGCAAGTATAAGATCTTTACCATCAGCATATTGTGCTAAGTCTAATGCTCTATACTCCCATGCTTGTTGTACATAACTTGCTTCCTTCTTACTACCATAAGCAGCAAGACCCATGATCTTACCTGCATCTTCAGCATCAAACCCATAGTTTACACAGGTCTGTTCAAACAACTTACCAATACCTATATCTTCTTGACTAAAATACTTCTTATGAAGTACCTTCCATGATGGCAATTCATACACAGTCTCAATCTCTATGCCATCAGTAGTCTTAGAACCATTAGCATCTACAATGATAGCAACTGCCTCATCAAACCCTGAGTTCAACCAACCACATGCAGCATGAAGTTTATGATGACACCCACGATAGTCTACAAACTTAGTGTTAGGATACTGTCTCCTTATAGAAGAGACATCCATTGATGATAGAAGAGACTTGGATCCTGTATCCCAGAAACAATCTGCTATAGCAATAACATCAGGAGTGCCGTCAATATACTCTAATAGTTTTCTGATAGTACTATCATACTTCTTCCTAGTAATTCTTTCTGACTCTAAGTAGAACTCTATCTCACCACCCTTCATGATACAGATCGAACCATTGTTTGATAGGTTCAACCCTACAGCAAAAAAATTTGCCGAGTTTTTTTTCCCGTTTTCTGTGTTTTGAAAGGTCATTTTCCCCTCAGTTTCTGGACTTCAGGAAAATACAAGTAGTCAATGCCACTACCCTCAAAAGTTTCGAGTGCATCCTCTGGTGTCTCTACTAATGGATCACCTGCCATGTTGAATGATGTATTGAATACTAAAGGTACTCCTGTTATCTGACAGAATGCATCGATCAACCTATAGTAATGTTCATTCTGATCTATAGTTACTGTCTGTATCCTACAAGTATGATCTACATGTAGTACAGCAGGTATCTTATCCCATGTATGTTCTAATGCATCAACAGCATACATCATAAAGGGTGACTCATCTAACCCTGCCATGTCAAACCAATCATGTACATGAGATAACTTGACACTCGCTGCAAATGGTCTGAATGCCTCCCTCTTCTTTATCGTATTGACCTTATCTTTACCGTTAGGATCCCTTGGATCATATAGTATAGACCTGTTACCCAGTGCTCTTGGTCCTGCTTCTGATCTACCTTGGAATATTGCTACAACATTACGTTCCTCAATAAGTTTAGCCACATCCATAGAGGTACATGTATCTCCTTCAATATGTGACAGATCATACTTCGGTCCTAGGTAGAGTGTCTTCATACAACTTCTCCTATCTGAACCCCATAGTCAACATCCCTAGGTATTATCATACAGAATCCAATACCACAGTTGAATACCTTTCTCATCTCACTCTCTTCTACCTCACCTAAGGTCTGAATCTTATTGAAAATATCAGGACGTTTCCAAGAACTCCAATCAATATTTACTTTCAATTCTTCAGGTACAATCCTAGATATATTCTCCTCCAATCCACCACCTGTGATGTGTGCCATGCCCATGATAGGTATCTCACCCATCAACTCTTCTATTTGTTTTGCATAGATGGTAGTAGGAGTAAGAAGTTCTGGAGTAGGACTTGGATCTTTGATTTCACCACCACCCCATGCTTCAGTATAACCTTCCTCATAAAAAATCTTCTGCCTCCATAGCATATCATTGACCAAAGTATATCCATTACTATGGAGTCCACTACTAGGTAGACCAATGATCTTATCACCTGACCTTATAAGTCTACCATCTACTATCTCAGACTTCTCTACAATACCTGTACAGAAACCAGCAAGATCATAATCTCTCTGTCTAAAATGCTCTGCTGTTTCTCCACCTATAAGTTCTACACCTGCTATCTCACACCCCTTTAGTATACCAACCATGATGTCAGCAACATTGCCATCTATCTTCTGTGTAGAAACATAATCTAAAAAGTATAATGGTTTAGCACCACAGGTAATCACATCGTTGACACACATGGCAACTAGATCTATACCAATAGTAGTATAGTCATTAGCAACTCTACATATGTTTATCTTAGTACCTACACCATCAGCACCAGATACAAGCACTGGTTTCTCATACCCTGATGGTACTGCAAACAGACCACCAAATCCACCAATACCAGGTGCTTTTTCTCTAAGTTTTTCTACGAAAGCATTACCTGCTTCAATGTCAACACCTGAAGTTTTATAATCCATATGTATGTAATAATGCAGATCCAATAGCAAGACCACCATCATATGCAATGGGGTCAGTATATAAATTTATATTCATATCTTTTATGATAGCATAGTTTGCCACACAATTCAAGAAGAACCCACCAGATACACAGATGTTCTTCTTACCTGTCAACTGCACTGCTTTCTTTATCATAAAGATAGCATGTCTTTCAGCAGACTTCTGCATATTATATGCTAGGTCTGCTTCAACATACTTTGTACCAGTATATTTTGTGGTGTTACCATAAGGTTTTATCTTTGTACTGCATATACTATGACCATACTCTTCATTGAATAGATCTACAGGTGTAGCAGGATGACCGTAAGCAGACAGACCCATAGTCTTACCTGCTTCTATCTCATCAAACCCACAGTACCTTGAGACTGTTCTGAATGCTTGACCTATACTAACTCTATCACTATAAAAATTATTCCCACTCCAGTAAGGAGCAGGTAACTTCTCCTCATGCCAGAAGGTAGAGTAGTGTTTGAATACTGGTGTTAGATTATCATAGATGCTTTCTGTTTCACAGAAACCCTTGTAGAAGGAACCCTTACCATCCATGACAATGACAGCAGCATCATCAAACCCTGAATTATATAATGCATTAGCAGCATGACATTCATGATGTCTCTGCCTGTAGTCTATAATATTGTTACAACCTCTGGATCGTATGATCTTACATAACTTATGTTTTTCTCTGGTTCTTTCAATGTGGGTTTGTCTATTGTACCTAGTAAAGCAATCACATATGGTAACAGCATGAATATCAGAATCAATATACTTATTGGCAAGAGCCTTCGCACTGACATCTCGTTTGATTCTTGTGGCACGTTCTTCTTCTAGATAAAATTCTATCTCACCATCATTTATAATAGCAAGCGAACCATTCTTTGCTAGATTTATTCCTGCGATCCTTTTTCCCATTCAAGTGCCTCACTCACAGCAGGGAACTGCTCAACAAATACATCTCTAACTGCTTCAGCAATTATCATATGCTCTTTCTGAGTACCATGTGCTGATCGTAAGTTGATATAATGTATCCATGATCTACATGATCCTGTCATGTATATTCTTGTAGGTACAGCAAGAGGTAGTACCATACGAGCACACTCTTTTGCTACACCCTGCTCAACCATCTGATTATATAATGACTGAGCAGAAGTAAACAAAGTCTTAGTCTGTTTGTTCAACTTATCAATAATATCTGGATCCAAATCATCAATACTATTCTGTCTATTCTTTGTGTCCTGTCTACGATACTCTGGTATAGGTATAGTAGTATCTTTATCCTTCAACAGATTAGTGTCAGCATATCTCTGACTAAACTCTTGGAATGTAAAAGATCTATGACGTAAGATCTGTGCTGCAATAGCACGAGTAGTCTCAATCTCTACTGTCATAGTAGACTGCTCGAACACAGACCAATGGTTGTGCTTGATACAATACTTCAACAGTCCAGAATACTTTTCGTTCTCCTGATTGTTAGGGTTAGATACTCTGGCAATGTATGCCATCGTCTTCTCTGCATCAGGTGTGATGCTTACAAGTTTTACAGTCATGCTTCGTACTCTTCGTCGTAATCTACTTCAGTTGGTTCTATGTCGGAGTATCTATAAGACTCCACATCTGAATAAACTTCAGCCTTTAGAGCACTCAATAACATCTCTAAGTCAGAGACTATGATCTTTAGTTTATCTTTATCCATGACTATAGTATAGCATAAAAAAAGGAGGGGATCAACCCCTCCTTTAATTCAACTACAGGCTTTTGCCTTGCTTTTAACCTTGATGCCACGATACATTAGATCGTGGTTCCTACGCTTCGATGCTTCTGAAAGCACCCTTGCGTTATACTCCTCAGTGTCATACTCGACACCACGGTAAGTGACTTGTGCCATTGGCGTGTCCTCAGGTAGGGTGGATTAGACCCGTTCCTTCAGTCGGCATTTGCGTCCCCTAAGGGATGAACGATTCCGTTCCGTGTCGGCTTACTTGCGACCTCCTATGAGGTTGAACGTGTTGTGTTAATTCTAACACACTTATCTTATATAGTCAAGCTACCTATCTCTCCAGTTTATTTCATCCCCGAATGCTTGCTCCACTACACTACGTGTAATCCTATACTTGGATTGTAAGTCTGCATCCTTTGCTAGACATACGATCTCTGCCTCATCTTCATGAAGACTTTCAAGAAGTTGAAGAAATAAATTCTCTCTTCTCATGTTAGATAACTTATCGTTACCACCTCGAACAAAATTGTATAGAGTTCTCCACTCATGTACTAGTCGAGTGTGTCCTGCAGTTCCTTCTGGGGAATCATTCTTCTTATAAGGAACTGATCCTTCAGGTACTGCACTGTCAATTCCTTTATCAAAATTCCAAATAAGAATTGCCTTTACATCATCACGTTTATATTGTGATAACAGTTCCACTTTCTGTGCAACTGTCTTCTTCCCATGAACAGCTCTGAATATCTCAGATACTAAAGGGTTTGGTGGTAATTTAGCCATGATTAATCGTCATCATCAGTTTCGTTTAGTCTACCTTCAAATCTTATAGCAAGAAGTTCATCTGGTAGTGGGTTCCCATTCGCATCAAACATTTCAGGATGGGAGTATTGTATTGTTGTGTCTTGTAAGTATGCTCGAACGAGATACCCAACAACAGCACCTAGACCTAAGGTAAGTACCCCAACCATTATGGACAGTACTATGATTGCTTGTTCCATCTTAAGTCTCCATTTTGTTTGCAGTTGTGGTCTAGGTGGTGGTCTCCTCAATAAAAGTTCTGCGCCTTTATTTATAGAGTCTAAATCATCTTCTGCTTCTGCAGATAGTGCAATGTTTCTTTGCATCCTCCTATGTGTTCAATACCTCGTGATACTTGTGGGAAGGTAGCACCCTCACCAAATTCTTTATAGAATTGTTCTTTGGTAAAGTTCTTTTCATACTTATACTCCTGATAATTTATATCAACACTGGTCAAGAGTTGTCTAACTCTTTCACACCATTGACAGTTATCTCTTGAGTATACAACCCATTGAAAATCTTCCATCAGTTGAGTCTAGTAATGTTTCCAACAACAACAAACCTATCCTCACCTTCAGTCATCTTATCAACTCCATGCATAGCATAGGATGGATAGAATATAAGATCAGAAGTTCTTTGTGTTTCTGGGTAGACTTTTTCATCATCCACCTGAAAGTAAAAGCATTTCTGATCAGGAACTTCTAAGAAATGAACCCAAGATATCAAGTGTCTTGGTTCCGAGTAATGGTTGTGTGCATCTATTATAGCACCCAACTCTCGTTTGTATAGTTGTCCCCAAATACTATTGAAAGTGTAGATAGACTTTGTATCTAGTAGTCCAAACTTCTTGAGTATGGATTTTAATTTAGGTACGTAAATGGATAGTAAATCTTTATCCACAAACCCACCATTCACAGTGGCAGCACTGTTGTTTGGGTTCCTATGATACCCTGTGTAATGCTGACCCCAATCAGGATCACCTTTCAAAAAGTATTCATCACAATACTTCTTCTTTAGATTAGATATAGTATCCTCAGGTAGGAGGAACTTCTCGTGCCATAGGATCATGATCTAACCATTCAACTCCAGGTGCAACGTCTATTACTATTGGTTTTGTCAGTAAATTATGTAAGAGATTGTCAACACTACCAGACATCTTACGATATCCAGAACCAACATAGAACTGACCAGCACATACTGCTACAGTACATACTCCCCAGAACCAGTAGTAGGTTCTACTTTTCTTTTGCCTTGGCTTCATCCTCTTTTATACGTTTCCTTACCATCTTAGCATACTTTACTTCCATTGGCGAGTACCAATCTGGATGTTTCTTTGCTCTCTTAATAATTTTCTTTGCTGCTTTCTTATCTTTCATCTAAGTATTTATACTCACAAAAAAGACCCCTTACGGAGTCTTTTTATAATAGTTTTTTGATTGAATTTAACCTGTTAGAATTGATCTACACGCTCGCTCCCCATTTGGTTCGTTTTCTAGGTCACAAAGACACTCAACATATTCTGTCAGTTTATCTGGTGTGCTGAGTTCCTGTTCGTTTAGCTCCCAATAAGCCAGTTGATTGTGCGAGATAAGATTGTGAGTCATTCACATCCTCCGTGTTAGAACTGTTTACTTGATCACATAATGTAGAAGTCTGGGTTCATCCTGACCTCCTAAGTCCTGTTATTATATATGCAATTCCACACAAGGTCAACCCCCTAACTTTACAAAAATAAATGCCTAGAAGAAGTCCTTCATCTCACCCTCTCGATCTATATCACTGGTGATACAATGCAGTCCTCCATCCCAGAACCATCTATGTCTAAAGTTGACTACGTGAGGGGTCACTCCATGCCTCTGGAAGGCATCGAAAATCTTTTTGTTGTATCCATTGACAATACAATTCTTCTCGTCTAGAGGGAGCACGTTGACATCAAAGACGGACTCCTCAGCATAGGTAACCCAATGTCCTAGCCATGTATCAATGTAATCAATAAGATCTTGGTTGTCTTCCTCTCCTTTGATCCACCACCTTCCTTGATTCTTATGTTTCATTTTTATAAATGGTTTCACTTGCTTCCATCCATTCTCTACAGTCACTACCTCCCAGTCAGGGTATAGATCTTTATAGTTCTCTTCAGGATAGGTAGCAATGATAAGACCCTCCTTGACAGGATGCATCACACCATCACCATGACCAGGTACATCCACACCATGTACTCTGTAATTGGGGAACATTCTCCTCCACTTCTTGAGAAAAGAATCCTCATTCAATTTGTTTATAATGTTTACATAATTGAAGAACAAATCTTTACCTAACCTCCAGCATCCAGCACTGCTTATGTACTGATCATATACTATAGGTACATTGTTATCCTCTAACCAATTCTTTATACTAGTCCAAGCATAGAACCTCTTGTTACTAGGAAACTTTATGTTAGATCCTATAGTGTTTGTCTCTGCTGCAATGATAACCTTCTCTAATTCTTCTCTATCAATACCCTGAAGAAACTTCAAAGGCATACTCTTCATCTCATCTCTCTGTCTGAACATGTCAAGTGATGCTTGCTCAGACAATGGTCTACCAGGATGTAGTAAGTCCTCAAAATACTGTGCTAATACTGCTTCTCTTTTCTCCTGTACCTTACCCTTATCCCATGAAGGATTATCATTCAACATACTCCAGTATAAATTTTCAACATCAAAGTTCTCACCGTAGTTAGAACCAGGCATATAGAATGTGTCACCTACCTGAGCACTAAAATCTCTAGGACACATAGGTGGTGGATCATTTACCACACCATCATAGTCCATGTAGTCCTCAACATTCTCAGACACATCAGTCCTGAGAACAGTGACATCAAACTCTTCTAACTTATCAATCAACTTCTGGTAATCTTCTTCTGTCTCTATAGCAAGACGTTCCATAGCAGAACGTACCTTAGAGTTACCTATCGTGCTATAGAATTCGGGTGGGAAACTTCTACCAACTGCACACACTTTGAGTGGGTCAAAGCATTGATAAACCGATACCATACATATAATACACGTACATTATGTAGCATGTTAACAGTACACCAGCACTGGGATCCCCTGAAAGTATGTGCAGTTGGTAGAAGTTATCCTCCTGAATTTTATAGTAGAATAAAAAACCCTAGAGTAAGAAATGTATTAGAAAGAATTGCTATAGAAACTGAAGAAGACTATCAGAAACTTATCAGTAAACTAGAAGAGTTCAATGTAACTGTCCTTAGGACTGATATATCAGAAGATCCAGAGGTGTATATAAACAACGGTGTTCTAAATGTTCCACCACCTATGTGTCCTAGAGATCACACAGCAATGGTGGGTAATACATTTTATATGCCAGGTGATAATTATGGTGAGAACTTTGATGTAGACTTGATAATGAGTGAGATGTTTGAAAGAATATTCACAAGTCCATTAGAAGATACCACCACTTATAGTATATGTAAAGAGATTGAGGACTGTATAGATCCTCATAATAAAGTACCACCTGAAGAGTCATTCTTGAGATTGAAAAAAAGGATGAAGCGTGGTCGTAAAGAACTTCATCATCATACTGACCTAAAAATAAGACTACCTGGTAATAAACATAGAGATGTAGGTAAACTCAAGAAATTTCTTGACTTCAAACCCATGGTCGATAAGATCATAGCATCACAAACACTTACCGTAGGTTCTAATTTCAAGTATCCTAATAATAAAAAATTCTATTCATTTACCACAATAAAAAATTTCTTAGAAGAACATAATGTTCCTATAGTTTATGATACATACGTGAACACTGCATCGATGACACGTATAGGAAAAGATTTATTTTTTTCATCAATGAATATAGTGAATGAGTTCAACAAGGAAGAGTTCAGTCGTAAGTGGAAAAAATTATTCCCTGATTATAATGTACACCCTGTGACAGTGACTGGACATAGTGATGCTTGTTTTTGTCCTGTAAAACCTGGTCTTATAATCTCACTAGAAGGTATGAATATATACGAGGACACATTTCCTGATTGGGAAGTAGTACATTTACCTGGTCAAAGTTGGACAAAGGTTAGACCTTTCCTTGAGTTGAAAAAAAGAAACAAAGGTAAGTGGTGGATACCTGGCGAGGAAAACAATGATGAACTAACAGATTACGTAGAGAAATGGTTGAGTGACTGGGTAACATACGTAGAAGAGACAGTATTTGATGTCAATATGTTAGTGATAGATGAACATAATGTTATATGTAATGGATATAATAAACAGGTGTTCGATGCTTTTGAAAGATATAATATCACACCACACATTGTAAACTTTAGACACCGTTACTTCTGGGATGGTGGTCTACACTGCATCACATCAGACATAGCAAGAGAAGGGGAACAGAAAAATCTATTTGCATAAAAAAGGAGACCCACTAGGGGTCTCCACATATTCAGGTTCTCTCGGATCATCTTTAGGATCCCACCAGAAGAATTTCATCTGATGTAATCTAACATGTTTGAGAGGTTTGATTTTCATTAACCAACAGCAGGAGCAACAAGTGCAACCTCAGATGAACTAGCAGCTGCTAGGTCAAGTGGGAAGTTGTGTGCATTTCTTTCATGCAT